ATGGACAGGACGATAACTAAGGAGGAAATAATCGGAAAGCTTAAGGAAATTGTTTTTCTTACGGACGACTCGGTCAAATGTTCCGAAAGGCTTAAGGCAATAGAGCTTTTATGCAAAATAACAGGCATTATGAACGAAGAACAGCATCAATCCGAAACCATAGAAGAATTTTTGCGAAGGTCGGGTGGCGATTGATGGATATATTCGATTTCAGTCAATATTCGGAAAGCTTTCTCAAAATACGAACCAAAAACGGCAGAATAATTCCTTTTAAGCCAAACGAACCGCAGAAACGGCTTTTGTCGGTTATCGAAGGTGAAAGAAAGGCAGGACGCCCTGTGAGAATAATAATACTCAAGGCAAGGCAGATGGGCTTTTCAACGCTCACCGAAGGGGTGCTTTTCCACAGCACCGTAACGAGCGAAAATACAACATCGCTTGTTATCGCCCATAAGGAGGAGGCTGCAGCAGGTCTATTCGCCATGAACAAGCTGTTTTATGACGAGCTGCCGGAAAGAATACGCCCCATGAGGAATACGGCAAGCACAAAAGAAATGGTTTTTGAAAATCCCGACAAAGGCTCGGCGGAGAAAGGTCTGCGTAGCCGAATACGCTCGGCAACAGCCGGCGGCAGAGGTGTAGGACGAAGTGAAACAATAACAAATATCCATGCCTCGGAGGTCGCTTTCTGGGAAGGCGACAAAAAAGCCATACTCAACGGACTTATGCAGGCTGTTCCCGACAGTCCCGGAACAATGGTCATTCTTGAATCGACGGCAAACGGCTGTGATTATTTTAAGGAGCTTTGGGACAGAGCGGTAAACGGTGATAACGATTTTGTCCCTGTCTTTTTCCCTTGGCACGAAATGAAGGAATACCGCAGAAAATATGACGATTTTCAGCTTACAAAGGCGGAAACGGTGCTGAAAAAGGCCTATAACCTCGACAACGAACAGCTTGCTTGGCGAAGATGGTGCATACGAAACAACTGCGGCGGTGACGAACAGCTTTTCAGACAGGAATATCCTTCCGCACCGGAGGAAGCATTCATTTTGACGGGACGGTGCATATTCGACAAGGAGAAAATATCCTCAAGGCTTGCAATACTTCGAGGAAGAAAAGAGCCTGTTATCGGAATGTTTACGGCAAAGGAAAAGGACGGACGACTTGAGGACATACGTTTTCACCGTCAGAAGGACGGCTTTGTGCGGATATATTCAAAGCCGCAGACAGGACACAGCTATGTAATCGGCGGTGATACCGCAGGCGAAGGCAGTGATTATTTTACCGCACAGGTGCTGGATTCGGCAGACGGAAAGCAGGTTTGCGTTTTGCGACAGCAGTCCGATGAGGACGAATATGCAAGGCAGGTGTATTGTCTGGGGAAATATTACAATAATGCACTGACGGCGATAGAAACCAATTTTTCCACATATCCCGTAAAGGAGCTGGCAAGGCTCGGCTATGACAATCTTTATGTTCGCCGACAGGAGGACAGCTATACAAACCGCATTCTGAATTCCTATGGCTTTAAAACGACCATGGTTACAAGACCGTTAATAATAAGCGGACTGGTCAAGTTTGTTCGAGAGGAAAGCGGTAAGCTGAACGATTCGGAAACACTTCGGGAAATGCTTTCCTTTGTTAAAAACAGCCATGGCAGAGCCGAAGCAGAATACGGAGCACATGACGATCTGGTTATGGCACTTGCCATTGCGGTGTATGTTCTGCCGGAGGCAATACAGGCAGAGGAAGAGGAGATTTCCGAAGGAGTTATATGGACAGCCGATATGTGGGAGGATTACGAAAATAGTGATGAGGAAGGAAAAAGATATTTATTAAAGAAATATGGAAGAACTTAAGGGCGTTGCCCTTAACAACCCACTGCCCTTTAAAAAGGGCAGCCCTAAACTTTAGTAACCTATTTCTACGAAATAGGTTAGTCAAAGTTTGAATCAAAACTTTTTAAAGTTTTGCAGGGTATGGGACAGCGTCCCATGGGGTTCTTAATATAAATAATTATAAGGAGGTATAAATGTGAACGGCAGAGAAAAATTGAACCTTTGGCAGGACAGGCTTTACAACAGCTTAAGTGCTTACAGCTCCGATTTATCGGACATGGACAGGCGGGAGGCATTATACTGCGGAACGCACACAATATATTCGGCGGTCGGTGCAAAGAACGCAAGCTGTGTACGCAACATTGTTTCGGAGCTTATCGAGGCAGAGGCAGAAACAACGATACCCCGTCCGAAGGTTACGGCAAGACGAAAGGCAGACGAGAAAAAGGCAGAGCTTATAGAGGCTTTTCTTATAAACGAGCTGGACAGACTGCCCTTTGAAACAATAAACGACATGGACGAGAGGACAACGCCTATACAGGGCGGAGATTTTTTTCTTGTCGAATGGGATATAACGAAGGGCGGACACAGCTCCGACGGAGAGCTAACGGTAACGCTTTTGCATCCTAAACAGGTTATACCACAGTGCGGAGTTACCGACATAAAGGAAATGGATTACATAATAATTCAGACAGCAAAGACAAAGGCATTTATAAAGCGAATGTTCGGCGTTTCGGTCGATAAGGAATACGAGGAAAATCCCGATGTGCGTTCGACAGGCGGTTATGCCTTTTCGGAGGACATAGTTACACTCAATACAGCCTATTACCGAAATGCAGACGGAAAAATAGGACGATTCCGCTGGGTGAATGACGTTGTTGTCGAGGACATAGAAAATTATCAATCACGACAGCTCAGATATTGCGACAACTGCGGTGCTGTCTGCTATGAGGACGAATGTGATTGCGGATGCCGCTCCTTTACGGTAAAGGCAGAGAAAAGCGAAGTGCTTTCGGCTGACGTTGTATGCTCGGACGGCTCGGTAATAAAGAAAGGCACAAAAATACCGTTTTATTCGCCGGATGTTATGCCGATTGTGCTCAGAAAAAACGTCAGCGTTTTCGGAAAGCTGTTGGGTGACAGCGATGTGGACAAAATAACCGACCAGCAGGAGCTAATAAAAAAGCTTGGCTCAAAAATACAGGAAAAGCTTTTGAAGGGCGGCAGTTATGTGACATTTCCGAGAGGTGCAAGCATAAGAAAGACCGATGAGGAGCTTAAGGTTATCGAGCTGAACAACATAAGCGACAAACAGCTCATTGATGTTCTGAACATTCAGCCGGACATAAGCCGAGATATGGAATATCAGGAGAGAGTCTATGAGGCGGCAAGACAGACCGTCGGCATAACCGACAGCTATCAGGGCAGATACGACCCCACAGCCACAAGCGGAAAGGCAAAGCAGATAGCCGCAGAGCAGTCCGCAGGAAGGCTTGAGGGCAAAAGAGTTATGAAAAGAGCTGCCTATGCAGAGGTTTTCGAGATTATGTTCAGATTTCTGCTGGCCTATGCCGATACGGGCGTAACAGTGAAAGCCGGTCAGACCGAAACCGGCAACGAATACCGAACCTTCAACCGATATGATTTTCTGGAAAAGGACGATGCCGGCGAATATTACTGGAACGATGAATTTCTGTTTTCGGTGGACTCATCGACACTTCCGGCAGGTAACCGTGAGCTTATGTGGAAGGAGACAAAGGAAAATTATTCCAACGGAGCATACGGCAATCCCTCCGAGGACAGTGCAAGGCTTCTCTATTGGACGGAGCTGGAAAGACTGCATTATCCCCATGCAAAGGAGGTGAGGGACAGCATTATAAAAAACGCAGAGCAGGCAAAAAACGAAAATCAGACAAGGGAGGAATGAACATGAAGAATAGATTAAGCTATTCAAACAAAGGCAGTATGGAGGTAAAAGCGTTAAAGAACGAAGGCAACAAAAAGCCGACAGTCCGCAAGGGCGAGGATTTAAGAAAATAAGGAGGTGAAAATATGGAAAACAACGAAAACAATGCGGTTTATCCCAACAGCGAGGAAATGCCAATCGGAAATATGCCCGAGGAAGTCATGCAGACAGAGGAACAGCCTATGGAAAACATCGGTGGAAATCAGCCGAATGAGCCGACAGTCGATGAGATAGCAAGCTTTATCCGTGAGGAGCTTATGAAGCTTATAGAACATTATCCCGACTGCGGTATAACAAGCTTTAAGGAGCTTATGACAAAGCCCTATGCAAAGGAGCTGTTACATTATTGGTCAAGGGGCGTTCCGCTTTATAAGGCATACGGCATAGTCAATGCGGAGGAAATCTATCAGCAGAGAACCAATGCGGAAAGACAGCGAGCTTTAAACTCAATGCGCTCAAAAAGCCATTTGAGAAGCATCGGCGGTTCTCCCAGAGCGGAAAGGGCCGTTCCCGTTGAGGTTATGCAGCAGTACAGGGAGTTCTTTCCCGACTGGTCGGACGGACAGATTATAAAGGATTATCAGAGTAGATTTTAAGGAGGAATTTTTATGTTCAGTGTAAACAAGATACTTACGGGTGAATCACTTCCGCTTGAATATATAAAAGCGGCAGACGGTGAAAGCCCTGTTCTCGGACAGGCGTTAAAAACCTCGGCAGGACTTATCGCAAAGGCGTCGGGAACAGATACGCCGGAATTAATCTGTGCCGGAGTAAAGCAGTCCGACGGTACATATCCCGTTTTAAGAATAAGGGACGATATTGAGTTTTATGTTGATACGCCGCTCACTTCGGCAGACCTCGGTAAAAAGGTTACGCTTTCTTCCGATGGAAAGGGTATAACATCGACAGCCGGAGGAAATTTCAGAATTACGGCGGTCGGCATTTACGGCAGCTACGGATATTTCAACTGATTTAAGGAGGTAAAACGATATGATTATATTTTCACAGGGCAGTGGTGTAAACGATTCGCTTTTCGGCAAAAGCCAGGCACCTATCAGAGCGGTCATTGAGCAGAATGTTGAGGCCTTCGGCGAGCTTTCGATGATCGACAAAATTTTCTATATGGACAAATCTCACAGCTATGCGGAGAAATATACATCCGAAACATCACTCGGAGATTTTGTCGATGTTGGCGAAAACGGTGCATATCCCAAAACAGGTATGCAGGAAGGCTATTCGGTTACAATCGAGCCTACCACATGGAAAAGCTCCTTTGAGGTAACGGCGGAAATGGTCGAGGACTCAAAGGTCGGAAAAATCAAATCCAGAGCCAATATTTTTGCCACAAGCTATAACCGAACAAGAGAGAAGTTCGCCGCCAACCTTATCTATGGCGGAACAGGCGAAAAGATAAGCTTTGCCGGAAAGGAATATTCAACACTTTCGGCAGACGGAAAACCGCTTTTTTCAAAGGAGCATACGTCAATAACAGGCGGCTGTGGCGCACAGAGCAATATCTTTAAGAATGCCTTCTCTGTTTCCGTTATGGACGCCATGCAGGAGGCAATGCAGAAGTTTACCGACGACGACGGAAATCTGCTCAATGTTGCTCCCGACACAATAATCATTCCCAATTCGGGAGCATTAAAGAGAGCAGTATTCGAGGCAGTTGGTTCGGACTTAGATCCAAATTCCAACAACAATGCGGTCAACTTTCAGATGGGACTCTGGAACGTGCTTGTATGGAATTATCTTCCTTCGACAATCGGTGGAAAGCCTTATTTTATGATGCTCGACAGCCGTTTCAACAAGGATTATATGTGTATGCCCTGGGTAGACAGACTTGCGCTCACAACCCGTTCGGACATCGATCAGAACACAGATGCCAACGTATGGAGAGGCAGAGCAAGATTTGGCGCAGGCTTCAACAACTGGCGTTCAATCGCCGTCTGCGGAGAAGGCATTACAGACGGAACAGTGCTTTTAGGCTGATACGGAGGCGGTTTTATGACTTGGGGAGATATACAGCTTTCGGTACTGCATAAGCTTTTTGTTTCCGACGGACAGACGGTTCTTGTAAACGATTCGACCTCGCCGTATATTACGGCAATGCCTTTGGTGGCAAACGAGGGGCTTATGCTCCTTGCCGCCTGCGGCAGATATATACCGAAAACAATAGAAACGGAAACGGCAGAAGGAGTTACAGACCTCAGCCTAAAGGAGCTTGCGGAAAACTTTCTTTCGCTGAGAGAAAATGAGGTTTTCCTGAACGGCAGACATACGGACAGCTATACGCTTATCGGTGGCGAAAGAATGCTCTTATACGGCATAGGAAAATGGATAATCGGCTACAACGCTTATCCGCAGAAAATAACACAGGCAACAGATAAGGATTATGTTCTTGACGTACCAGAGGATGCGGCTGTGCTTCTTCCGCTTTATATTGCCGCCGAGCTTTATAAGGACGAGGATCCGCAGACAGCCGCCATATACAGAAACGAATTTGAGGCCGGAAGAGAGACTTTGCTTTATCGAGATACGGCAAAAAGCGGACATATGTGCTTTGAGTCGGTTTCCAAATGGATATAGGAGGTTGAAATATGCGGTTTAATGTACCGTCCGCACCGACAAGAAGAGTGCTGACAACGGATAAATTTTACGGAACGGATATGCACAACGCTCCCGATGGAGTGAGCATACACCGTTCGCCAAATGCACTGAATATGATAAGGGACGTTCCCGGCAGTGTGCGAAAGCGAATGGGCTTTAAGCAGATAAAGAAATATGACGGAAGAATAAACGGTACGTTCTTTTTCGACAATAATAGACTTATTCACGCCGGCACAAAGCTTTATAACGGCGATGAAATATTATATTCGGAGATGAACGACAGCATTTCCTACGGCGTTGTGTTTGAAAACAGGCTGTATATTTTTGACGGCAAGGAGGCACTTGTTTACGGAGAATTTGACGGGAACAAGCAGATTAAAAAGCTTACGGATATTGCCTATGTGCCAAAAATAATAATATCACGTATGCCAACGGGCGGAGGTACGGTCTATGAGCCGGTCAATCTTATATCGAGAGCATGGAAGGAAAGCTATCTTGCCGACGGCACATCGAAAAAATATCAGCTTACACAGAAGGAAATAGATTCCGATGAGGTGCTTGTGCGGATAATGGATTCCGACGGTCAATGGCAGTCAAAAAAGGAAGGCACGCATTTCACCGTTGACAGAGCAAAGGGCGTTGTTTCGTTCAATACCGCACCGCCTTCTCCGACGGTTGCAGGTATGGATAACGTAGAGATAACCGTATATAAAACAAGAAAAGGCAATGCGGACAAAATCAATAAATGCACCTTCGGCATACTTTACGGCGTAAACGGTGGCTGTGACAGGCTGTTTCTTTCGGGCAATCCCAATGAGCCGGACTGCGACCGATATTCGGCACTTAAGGATCCGACCTATTTCGGTGACAAATGGTATTCGGTGCTCGGAGGCGGTCAGGCGGCAATAAAGGGCTATGCAGTGATAAACGGCTGTCTTGCGGCGGTTCGGGAAAAAAGCAGTGACGGACGCAACATAGTTATACGAAACGGAACAACCGACAGCAATTCCGAGGCAGTCTTTCCGATAATCAATACGCTTATAGGCCCGGGTGCAGTTTCCGCAAAGGGCTTCGGTTATCTTCAAAATGAGCCGATGTTTGTTACGGAGCTTGGAATATATGCCGTTACCTCTCAGGACATAAGCGGCGAAAAATACAGCCAGAACCGCTCGTTTTATATAAACAGCGAGCTTATAAAGGAGAAGCTTGAAAACTGCTTTTGCTGTGTATACAGGGATATGTTCTTCTGTGCGGTCGGCAATAAGGTTTATATACTTGACGGATTGCAAAAGACATATGAAAGCGGTCAGCCCTATTCGTCCTTCCAGTATGAGTGTTATATCTGGGACGGCATAGGTGCAAGGATAATGTGGGAGGAAAACGGAGCCTTGTGCTTTGGCAGAGAGGACGGCTCGGTTATGCGGTTTTATACGGATAAGGACGATCCTGAAAGCTATAACGATTGCGGAAAGCCCATATATGCACTCTGGACAATGCCGCAATTCAGCGGACATGATTTCTATAAACGAAAGGTTTTCCGAAACATGGCGGTTTCGCTTTCATCGGCAATACGCACAAGTGCGGAGGTTTTTGCCGAATACGGCGGCGTAAAGAAAAAGCTTTTCGACAGTGGCGGAGAGGCTGTTTATCTGGATTTCTCCTATATCGATTTTGAGAATTTCAATTTTTCGTCTGACAGCTCACCGCATACATTTGCCAGAAGAATAAATATCCGAAGAACCGATAAGGTTATGTTCTCTGTCGAAAACGGAAAAATGAATGAGCCGTTCGGAGTGCATGCGGTTGCAATCGAATATAATGATGGTTCAAAGAAACTATTTTAATATTTTGCAAATCGTAATTTGCTGAATTTTATTTTGCGGCTTTACAAGTCGCAAGGTTGTCTTTGCGAGAGAGGAAGCTCTTAGAATTGCGAAGTCCGACTTTCCTCTCTCGCGCTCTCTCCTTTCCGGACACGCTAATGTTACTGAAAACTATTGACCGCACAAGACAGTGCGGTTGCGTAGCAACTTTTGCAAAGCAAAAGTCATGACCATAGACCTTCGCAGGAATGCTGCTCGGTCTTAACGCAGTTTTGAAATATTGTCGGCTAAATTCAATTTTTTATAAATCGTAGGTTTGAGATATACAAATTTTTAATTTACTTATTAGAAAGAGGTGATTACATGAATGAATTAAGTAAAATCCTTCCGTCCGCTTATGCGGACAAGGGTATCCGCACAAAGCCGAATCCGCTCGGTCTTTCGGTCAGCGAGGCACAGAGAGCCTTTGATGAGCTGGTTCTTGATGTGGTTATTCCGCATTTCAATGCGGCAGTGGAGGCACAGAACAAAAACAATGCCGCCATTGACGGTGCAAAGGTAGACAAAGTGGAGAATAAAGGCTTATCAACCAATGATTTTACCAATGAACACAAAAGCAAAGTGGAGAGTATGCAGTCTGAACTTGACAAAAAGTTAGATAAAGTGGCGAATAAATCACTTTCCGACAACAATTATGCCTCCGAGGACAAAAACGCCGTTTCCGAGCTGAAAAAACAGCTTGCCGAAGGCAGAACGCTTTCCTCCAACGACTTCACCGACCAATATGTTTCCGATATAAAAAATAAGGTCGATAAGGTGAGCGGAAAAGGTCTTTCCGCAAATGATTATACCGACAGCGATAAACAAAAATTGTCGAAAATTGACGATAAAGCCGACAAAAGTAATGTGCTAACGAAGGACAATACAACGGCCTTTGTTCCGCAGAGCGATTATGCTCCGGCAACAAAGAAGTATGTTGACGATAACGTAATTTCCGGCGGTGTTCCGCAGACAAGAAAAATAAACGGCCACGCACTTTCGGCAGATATAACGCTTACGGCAGAGGACGTAAACGCCGTTTCGAAATCGGATAAAAACAAAATTGCCGACGATTCCAACGGAAAGACATATATTCTCGGAATAAAAAACGGCGGACTGTATTATAAGGAGGTTTAAAAATGGCAGGGGAAATATATATAGCTAAGCAGTCAACTCTGGAGGAAGTGAAAAGCACCATAGGTTCGGCATCAGACAGCGGAGATACAACCGCAATGGGCAAGCTAAACAAAATAATTTCTTCGGCAGAGGGCGGCTTCAGGTTCTACGAAGGCAGCCATGTTATTGCGGAGCATTCCGGCGGCAAGACAGCCTTTTCGTTCAGCATAACTCCATCATGCTCCGGCAAAATCACCGTTATGGCAACGCTCACCGGAAAAAGCACATCAAGCTCCAAGCCGGCGGTCGAGCTTAAGGCAGACGGAACAACCATATTGAGCATTACAAACAGCTCATCTGTGGCAACTGAAACAAAGACGGCTGTACTTGCGGTTTCTGCCGGAGTGGCGGTAACAATAAGCGGAGTTATGGGTGGATACAGCACCAATATTGCAAACATTAAATTTATGGCAGATGTCATAAGCGATAAAGCGGATATTTCGGTGGATTAATTTTAAGGAGGAATGAATATGTTTTATGCGGTTCTGGACAAAAACGACTGCTGTGTTTCGGTCGGCATAGGTGAGCCTGTTGGAAAAAATGCGGTTGAGATAGACGAGAATGATGATGTTCTCGGAAGATATTATTATGACGGCGATTGGCATATTGAAAGCAGGGTGTCACAGCTCGATAAAATCGAGGCCGATACGGCATATCTTGTTATGGTTTCGGAATAAGGGGGTGCTTTGTTGAACTGGTTCGAGAAAATAAAAAGCTTTTATTTAAAAGGGCTTTGGAGTGACGCACAGGTGGCAAAGGCAGTGGAAAAGGGAAAAATAACAGCTGAGGAATATAAGCTTATCACAGGAAAGGAGAAAAACTAATTGAGAAAATTAATCATAAATAAAGGCGAAAGAGCCGTATCACATCATAATTACATATATGAGGACGGAAAAAAGACAGAAATACCCGATGACGGAGTTGTGTTCCTCTATAAGGATAAATACGGACTTCTTCATGCGTCCGAATGGGAGGACATAGCGGCAGAAAGCGGAAAATATGTCATGACAGACGAGGTATATGCGCATGAAGGGCTTCCGTTCCTTAACAACAGCGTATATACGGTATGGGGAGCAGGCCCATGCTATGTGTACCTTGCCAAAACGAGAGAGGATAAATTCTATACTCCCGACAAGGTTATACATGACAGAAAGGTAATCATAACAAAGGGCAATGAGGTGAAGAAAAATGACTGCGAGCTTTTAAGACAGCTTTATCTAATGCTTGGGGAGAGTGAAGAAAATGAATAATATTTTACCTTCATTTATAAGTGCGGCTGTAACGCTGAATAAAAATATTTATGGGACTCTGTCCCATACCCAGCAATCCTTTAAAAAGGATTGACCTAAACTTTGATAATAGGGAGGTGGATATATGAACATAGACTTTTTAACTAATATGGCAGTTCCGCTCATTGTCGGTATATGCCTCTGTATAGGATATATAATCAAAAACATTGTGCCAAACGATGGCATCAACCGTTTTATACCGCTTGCCATGGGTGTTCTCGGTGTGGCAATAAATATATGGGTAAACAAAGCCTTTACGGCAGAGATACTTTTAGGCGGACTTTTCAGTGGTCTTGCAAGCACAGGATTATATGAAATGTTTAGAAATCTAATAAAAAACGGTGACAATTTATGACAGAAATGCTTTTATCAAAGGGACACCGCCTCAGACCGGGCGGTGCATATCCCAAAACAACAATAACCATACATTCAACCGCAAATCCGCACAGTACGGCACTCGGCGAAAGAAAATGGCTCGACAATCCGTCCAATGCGAGACAGGCGGCATGGCATTATTGTGTTGACGACAGCGATATAATTCATGCGATTCCCGACAATGAGGAGGCTTGGCATTGCGGTTCTTCCGACGGCAACCGTCATTCGCTTTCAATAGAAATTTGCGAAAGCGGCAACCGAAAGAAGGCGGTAGAAAATGCGGCACAGCTTACGGCGGAAAAGGCTTTGGAGCTGGGATTAAGCGAAAACGAGATAGTCAGACATTTTGACTGGAGCGGAAAAAACTGCCCGAGAATACTCATTGACAAGAGCTATATAAAGGAAGAAATTGACTGGAAATACTTTTTGGAAAGGGTGAAAAGATACATGGCAGATATGTCGGATAAGGTCTTTGGTGAAAAATTCAATGCGGAGCTGAATAAGCGTGACGGGCTTTCTCCGTCGGCATGGTCGGCAGATGACAGAAAATGGGCAGAAGAAAACGGAATTATTGTCGGTGACGAAAACGGCATGAGATACAAAGCCTTCGTCACAAGAGAGGAGCTTGTTTCAATGCTCAAAAGGACGAAGGAGATGATGTAATGCAATATACGTTTAGCGGAGGAAAGCTCATAGACAGCACAGATAAGGGCGAAAAGAAAAAAGAAAATAATAATGTAGCGACAGAAACAAAAGCCGACAGCAGTGCCGGAGGCTATGGCAGAGGCATGGGATATTCCAACAGGGAAACGGCTTTCCGCTGGTCGGACGGCAGTGTTACCTATTCCAATGCAACCGATTACAGAGATGCGGCAGAGAAGGCCGGAAAAGATTTGTCCAAGGTAGATCTTGTTTCGGCAACGACCTACGGAAAAGGCTCGCTTACCGGCAACAGCTATAACTACGGCGTTACGGCTGTCGGTGACGGTAGCGGAAAAAGAGGTTTTACAAGGGACATATATTCATCGGATAAGGGCTATGGCAAAGCATATGACATGGCAAAAAGACAGGCGGAATACTTAAGCGGCGTTTACGGCTATGATTATATGAAGAGCTTCGGCGGCTCGGCGGTGTCGGGAGCATATGCAAAGGGACAGAGTGATTCGTTTAATATAAGCAGCATAGGCTCCGGCATTCCTTCGCTTTCGTCAGAGCCGTCTGTGGACTGGTTCGGACAGTATTCGGCTGCGGCAAAAAGACAGGCGGCGGCTATACAGGCGAGAACCGATATACTCATAAACAACCTTAATGCCGACAGAGAGGACTATGAGCGTAAGTTTGACGAGATAGCACGACAGGCGTATGTAACGGGAATGCAGGCACAGCTTAAGCTTCCTCAGCAGCTTGCGGCAATGGGACTTTACGGCGGCATGAGCGAAACTGCGGCATTGCAGTTAGCGGCGGATTATGAGAATGCGGTAAACGAAAACGAAACCAACCGTTTATATATGAATAAAAGCATGGATACGCAGATAGCAAATGCACAGCTTTCGGCAAACAGCGATATTGCCGAGGCGGAAACGGAATACTGGCTTAAGGCATTGAGTGCGTATGAAAACCAGCTTTACCGTCAGCAGGAGTATAACCTTAAGCTTATGGATTATCAGCTTTCGGCGGATAAGCTGAAAAATGACAGCTATTATGATGAGCTTAACTATCAGCTTGCATTGGACAAGCAGAAGGCATCGGCAGAAAAGACCGAGTATGACAGGCTTTCCGACAGGGCGGATACGCTTGCGGACTATGGCATATTTGACGGCTATAAACAGCTCGGCTATACCGACAGCGAAATTTCGGCAATGCGTTCGGCGTATATTGCGGCAAACACAAAGACGGTGTCCTATGGCAGAAGAACGTCCGGCACAAAGAAAAGCACTAAGACCAAAAGTACAAAAACCGCAAAAAGCTCTGAAAGCACAAAAGCGGATAAAACACCGAGCATATTTGACTTTGTCGGCATAAATGCGGCTAATAATTATGTGAAGTCAAAATTTAACCTCAATTTTTAG